CTGTTCGCCTATCGCGAATGGGAAAGTGCCTGTGCGGATATGGTCAAGATTGGCCCCAAACCGGTTTATCTCATCCGCATAAAACCCATAATCCTGGTACGTCTTATCCTCCCCCATCTCTTCGAACGGAAAATTCGGCCAGAGGACAAGTGCCTGCGACCTGATTTCAATTAGATTTCCCTTTATGCGATTGTAATCTTGTATGTTAAAAAAATCATTTTCCCGCCAATCTGTTTTTGGCTGTTGCCACATTGCTCATATCCCTCCTTGCCTTCATGCTCCCTGACAGGGCGCCGTTAAAATTAAGTGTGTGGTCGTAAATCCTCAGGAGCAAATCCGGGACATACCGATTCTCTAAAAACACAATATCGTTTGCATCTATCCTCGGTTCTCCGCGATAAGTCAGCGCATATTCCCGATCCGCTTTCATGTAATCGCCGATCCAGTCCGCCAAATCAGCAGCATGCCTCGTGTCTGACACAAGGGGGTTCTTCCACGTCTCCAGCGTCCCCGTCGGGTTCAGCTGACGGCTGACCTTGGCCTGCGACGTTCCGTATTCCCTGCCGTTTATGGTCACCTCAACTGCCCCGGCCGCACCGGTCACTTCCACGGTGGCGTAATAATTGCTTGCTTCCACAATCGCCGCTGCCTGCCCGGCCTGCGGTTCTGTGATGGCGCAGGACAGGTCATAAGACGGGTTCGAGAAATAGAAGGTGTATCGGTTGTCTATCGCGGATAACGTAATGGTTTCCTTCGCCAGCTCCTTCGATTCTCCGCCCGGATTGTACAGTGTCCGCAGCACCTGCAGCTCCCGTGTCTTGGCAACCTGGGTTCCCTTCGGCGTCTTAGTCAGCTCATGGCCATATTCCAGCACATAATCTGTGCTGTCGCCAAAAGAAATATGATTCAGCACAACCCTGTTATCCGGGCAGCCTCTGGTAAATTCCAGGACCAGCCTGTCAAACTCTGTAAATTCATGACTAATAACCGCTAACGCCTCCAATACGGTTACACTGTAGCTTTCCTGAAGCTCGTCATTATAATAGGCATGGAACGTCATCGCCTCCGGATGGTTCCGGCCAAATCCCATCGTCAGGCCGAAGCATTTAAACGCAGCCTCCAAAACAATGGTAATGGTTGGATTCTCCGAAAACAGTCCATTCTCATCAGCTGTTTCCTCCGATATATAACCGGTATCCAAGTAAGCAGTTCCCTCAGCCTGCCGGGGCAGAAAATATTGTGTCGGCCTTGCGTCCGAATAGTTCCGGACGGGCATCGCGTAGTCCGCCTTATCTGCTCCATTTAAAACGGCGCCGGCATGTGAAAAATAGGTTTCATTGTCTGAGTTGGCAACCATATCCGGAATAAAGCTGGACTTCAGGAAAATGTCCCCGTTCCTATCCTGATACAGAATGCAGCGGCCCGCATTAGCAATAATCTGCAGTGCTTCTTTGTGTGTAACAACCGGCATAGGATTCTTTACCAGTACATCCTTCAGGTATGGGTCTAGCCAGTACGTCCGGTGATCCACGCCGGCGTCGTCAAACACATCTGTGGCCAAATCATACAGGCTGATACCAGACTCCCGGTACAGCCCCTTATGATATGTCGCGTTCATTCCGTCAAAACGGTCGGACGCAGAAAAACTCATTTCTTCATCATCCGCAGACCATTCTTTTAGGGACACAGTAGCACCTGGCAACCACTCCACTGTCCCGTCATCCAACTCCTGGCCATACAGCACCGATATCTCCTGCCCCGGTTCCAGGAAATTCACCGTACTTTCGCTGTTCTCTACATCATAGGCACGGTCTTTATTTTCCACCGTCAGGTTAAAATCAATCGTCGGCAATTCCTCTGATATAGGACTGATATGTTCCTTCTTGCTGGCTGACCTGATTTTTTTATTATCAAAGTAAATGCCGATCCCCATTGTCAGCTGATGAATGCGGAACCGGCTCCGGCCGTTTATCATGGCTGACGGTGTAAACCGCAGAAACGTGGTCGCATTAAAAATCTCTTCCGTCACAAAATGTCCGTCAGCATTCCCAATTATCTCCACTGTGTTGTTGTCAGATTCAATTTTAAAATCAACCGGATACGCCTTGCCAAACTCCACAGTCAGCCCCTTAATGTCATACTGAATCGGAAAATGAATCAGTATGCTTCCCAGTAGCCCCTCCGTCACAATACCAGCATTTAGCACTACATCTGAACGGTTCCGGGGAAGGAAGTACATGCTGCCATCCACCGTGCTGTAATCTTCGTCGCAAGTGGCGTATAGTTCAGACACCGAATAATTGTCCAGGGGCCATTTTAGATTACTGTAGTAGGCGTAATTGGTCGGATTCGGAACAAAAGCGGAAGCCTGGGCTTCCTGGTTAATCAAACCGATTGTCACTCGCACGTAGGAACGGTTACGATACTCCTTTTTCATTTCCGCTTTATAGGCTTGGCTGCATGCCTGCATTACTCCATCACCCCACAATCCACAATATTCACCTTGCAGTCTCGGTACCTCGTCGGAAGGCCATCGGAATCAAATTCTATCGGCGTAGCCGTCCGGTTCCCGGGATACATCCGAATCGTTATCCAATCATTATGTACCATGTCGGGTATCCGGGCCGTTACCACAAATTGTTTAAACTCTTGCAGCATGGCGGACCAAGTAGCGGCGTCCAAAAACTTCCACTGCAGAGCGTCAAACTTATACTGGTCCCGCCCCACCTTCTGGCCGACGAACTCGCCATTCGCGTTTTTACCGTCACTTACGTTCGTAGCCACTACCAGGTTTCCTCCAATATCGGGGGCGGGAAACTCCCGGCCATTGATTGTAATTACTGCCATCTCACCGCCTCCTTACGTAAATCCATAACCCGTGCGCTTCTCTAAATCTTTCAGTTTCTTCCGGATTTCCCGGATGTCGATGTTGACAACCAAATCCAGATTTTCGATTAGTTCGATTATCTTTTTCAGCAGTTCCACCATAATAGCCAAATGCTGCTCACTTGCGTTGTCTGTTCCGGATGTCATTGCGACAGCTCGATTGACCATCTCCTGCATTATATCCTCTTGTGTATATGCCGGTGCCGTGCTACCGACCATTGCAAGCGGCGGAGCTGCATGATTGGCCGCATTTACTATTGTGGATACCAACGGCGCAATTGCACTTCGCATGCCGCCCTGCACTGCCCTGGCAATACCCTCGGTAATCTGCATGTTATTGGCCACGGCTGCGCGGCCTCCCCAACTGCCGACCATTTCAGGAATTCCGTCCTCCCGCGCCACAAACATCTGGCCAGACCGTGGGAAGCCACCACTGGCATGACCGGAAATTTCACTGGCT